ATCAAGAAGTACTCCGTCGGCATCAGTTAGGATTATTCGATTCTTCATTTGTTGGTTCTTCTTTTACAATTTCGTAACCGTTTTCTTTAAGCAGGCGTTCAATCGTCGATGCATAGTGTTGATGGTAATATGCTAATATACGATCCCACTCTTTAGGAACAGATACACCACCCATGCTGCATTTTACAACTTTTAGTTCTTTAAAGTCAAGAATCACATTGGCCATCTGCAAGTCTCTACGTTTAATGTTACGTGTGACTTCCATTTGCTCGTTAATTTTGCCATCGGGCTTTTTTAAGTAAGTTAAAACTAGATATCTCATTGTATTTGTCCAAGTTCAATTAGTGTAGCACTAAGGTTAATTTCGGTGTCGGCAACACTGTTGTGATTTACAAGACCATTGCGAATAATAACAATTGCTTGATCTTGCTGTTCTAGAGTTTTGCCCCATAGGTCTAAGTTATCATACATCCAGCGGAAAATATCTTCTGCTTCTTCGGGAGTAGAATTCTGGCAGATCATTGTACGAGCCTCTCTAATTTTGCCACGCTTAAACAGGTCTACACATTCTAACTTCCAATCGCGAACTCCACGATCTGCTGATCCTGGCTCACTAAGTTTACCAGAAATACTGTTAGGTTGCACTAAATTTAGACATTTTCTCAGATCTGGATATGTTGCTTTAACATAACTGTCTAGGGTGTCTAATTCAAATTCAACACCTTCTGTTACTAACACAGTAGCAACACGAGCAGTAAACTCTGTGTGATCAGTTTTGGCAATATGGAATCCTTGACAGCGACTGTGAATCGGGGCAATAATCTTGTGCGGATAATTACAAGTTAGAATAAATCGTACTGTATCAGAATAATCTTCCATTAAGTTACGTAATGCCGGCTGAACAGATTCTTTGTTCATGTAATCTGCTTCGTCAATTAGCACAATTTTAAATTTGCCAAATGGCATAGTTTGACAAAAACTAATTAACTTGTCTACCCACTCAACTTTTCGTGCTTCCTTAGAACCGTTAGCGTACATAATATCATATTCATCTACACCAAGTTCATTGATTAGCAGTTTAGCCAAGGTAGTTTTACCTGTGCCAGCACTGCCACTTAGCATTAAATGTGGGATTGTTCCAGATTTAATCCAAGTTTGTACTTGTTCTCGTTGTGCATCGTCGACAAATACATAACCGTCTACTGTATTAGGACGATACTTTTCTACCCATAATTCGTTCATTTTTTGTCCTGTTTAGATTGATTGTCATTGGCTTCGCTAGGTAATGCTGGGGGAACATATTGTTCTTTCGGCGGCTTTTTACCAAAAATTGTATCGTAATTGTTACCAAATTCTTTTTGTCCAATGCTGTACGGACGAGGACTACTTCCTTTTCCCATTATACTAACTCCTCGACAATACCTAAAACTTCTGCAGAAACAATCAATACTCCTGCTAGTGCAAAATTTGAATAGGCCAGTGCAAAGCCAGCAGCGATGCGAACGGCACTTTTAATCATGCTCACATAAAAGTGGCTTTTACTTGTATCTTTTGGTTGTATATTAAACATAGGTGGATGGTGTGGGCAACGCCCTTGGTTAAAGTCGCACTTGGGCGAGTATTCTTGTTTACAAGTTGAACATTTCATTCTTGATACACAGGGTTGGGGATTTCTAATTCAAACACATGGTATTTGGGTTTAGGCTCAGCAGTTTCTTTAAGCAGTTCAAATGTACGGGCTTGTTCCGCCTCGTCGAGAGTACCGTAAAAACCTGAACCAAAATTTAAACTGTTAGGCATGCTCGCATAAACATAACTCATTGTCAGCCCAGTTTGTTTAATAACTGTGTAGACTTTAAATGTTCGGGGTGCTTTAAGTGGTTCCATCTTTTAACACCTTCAGTGTTTCGGCTTGGGCAACACGTTTACGCAAACTGCTAGAACTAAAACTGTGATCTCTGCTGTTAAAGATACATTCAATTCCTCGGTTGTAACATTCTTCTGCACCACTAAAATCTGTACCTTTGTATTCCTCGCCAAGGATACGCACATCAACGGGCAGTATTAGAAGTAAGTCTCGCAAGTCTTGTTCAGTACTGTATACAACAACTTCGTCAACGTAACGGCAAGCGGCTAACTGAATTTGACGCTCTACGATACTTTGCACTGGTTTGTTTTTAGTCTCAGGGCGATCAATAGTAGGATCAGTTTGCAAGCCAGCAATTAAGTAGTCGCAGTGATTCTTACATTCGGCAAGCATGGCAATGTGACCAGCATGCAACATGTCAAATGTTGAAAATGTAATGCCAATCTTTTTGCCTTGGTCTTTAAGTTCTTTAGCGTGATTAAAAATCATTTTACAATTCTGTTTATGGTCGCTTTAAAGTTTCCCAAACAGTTTTCTTTGTTAATTCTTGTATGTACTCTTCTTCACCTGCAAATGTTGGCAGGTCTGCAAGTATACGATCCATTTCATATTTTACACGAAGTAGATCTTGTTTGCAACGCCAAGCGGTAAATCCATCGTTATATGGAGATCTTGCTTCCCTGGCGCAGGCTGTTAAATTAGACAAAATGCTGTCTGCAGACCAGGTAATCTTGAAGCCCATATTAACCCGAAACTGCTTCCGAGATAGTATCGTCAACACCGCCCGGTTCTTCGTCGCTAACCAGTAGAATGTCCTTATGGTCAATTCGTCGAATAGTATGCTTGCCAGTTTCGTCTTCGATTTCGACACCCCGAGTCCAACGTCCGTGTGCTACACAAATCCACTGACCGGGTTCAATTTCTTTTTGATCCGGTCCGACTGCGTAGACCTGACCCCAACGAGGTCGAATACCACCGGCTTTGCCGTTGTCATTGAGCATGATAATACCCGAACTTAGTTGTCGTCCGCTAAAGTTCATGTCCATAACAATAACGTGATCGTTTAATGGCTTAAATTGATTCTTGTTAAAACGATGTGGTTCGTATGCTAATTTTTGACTCATATTAGATCTTTTTTACACCGGATGCTTTTGCTGCTTCTCTTGGAGTTGGCAATTTAGTTTGCTGTACAGTTTTGGCCTTGGCAATTGCTGCTGCCAAACCGCCTTCGGGTACAATAGTAGAAGGTTTTTCTACTACTTCCTCAATGACGTCGTCGAGATCCGAAAATGTATCTGTTGGATCAACTTTCATTTCTTCTTGTACTGGCTTCTTTAGCGATGCATTGCTAGTAGCAGTTGAAATTTGTTCAGACTGTACATGTTTTTTATTTTGTCTATTAATCTGTTGTGTTTTTCTGTCAATCACTTTGTTAGTACTGTTTAATTGATCGCCACGAGCATTAACAGACATATTTCCGACAGCACGAATGCCTTCGTTCTGTAGCATAAGGGCGCCCATGTCAACTGTTTTACCCATTGCTGTTCGATATTGTTTTCTAGTCATTTCTTTCTCCTTGAGATATTTAACGCAAGAATTCGCCGGGGTCTAATTCATAGTACATAGAATCGATTCTATGTACCCCTAACAAATATAGTACATAACTTGCCACGCTTGATCCTCTACCCACACCCCATATTAGATTATTTTGACGCATAACGTCCACTAGGTAAGTTAGATATTTTAATAGATCAAACAAATTTCTTTCTTGATACATCATGAGTTCCTGGCCTACACGCTGCAATTCCGCATCAGTTTTACAAAGATCTAATACATGTTTGGCTATGTCTAAATCTTTATATTCCTGTGGCATAAACCAATTACCCTGGCAACGATGATCAAATTCTTCTGTAGTCAATGTATCTGCCAGTTTATCGTATTGGATAAAAGCAGGTACATCATTTAATATATGTGCTGCGGATTCGAAACTAACGGATTGATCTACAATCAATCCTTTCATGTTAACAACATCATATCCTCGCATCAACAGATTACAAATATCTTGTTGATCAAAAATCATCTGACCTTTAGTGTTTTGTTTCATTGTGCAGCAGATTAAAATTAGAAAGTATCACTTTGTCAATGTCCACTGTAGGCTCTGTTTGTGCCCAAGATAATTCTACTTCTTTCCATTCTTCGTCGGCTGACAGTTCTTCAACTTCTTCGTCATCATCGAATACCAAATCCGAATGTGTTAGTCCGGGATTATTCCACCAACCTGCTGATGTAAACAATTCGTTCTTGTCGTGTTCGCCGTAAAAATATTCAATATTGTCACCGATCTCACTGCACAATACTAACTCACTGACTTTCATCCGCCCTTCCATTATGGCATTAAGTTTGTAGTATAGAGCAATACCTACAACTTGGTCTACCGGTTCGGTTGGCAAGGTTGTTATGTCAACATTTAGTGTAGAAAATGCTTCGGCAAATTCAGTATCGGCTTGATTAACGAATAGAGTACTGTGCAATTCGTTTCCGAAAAAATACTTAACACGTTCTAATGCAACTTCATTGTCTTGAGGATCCAATGTTTGCGTTACTAACGTGACGTCTACAGAATAATTGCTCATTACCAGTTGTTCGTCAAACCAAACACCGGCTACGAAAGTAGTTGAGTATCTAAGTCTAATGTTCATTGAATGTTAATTTTATCGTCAAGACTTTTTCCAAGATCTTTACTAGCGGCTCGGTACATTTCTTGAACAAGTTGTGAATGTTTAGTTTGATAACTCTCGATAGCCATTCGTATTTGATTGCACAAATGACCATTGCCCATATTCTGGGCAATTCGTAATTTTTGATTAAGTTCAGTGATTTTAGCACCCAACTCATCAATTTTGAGATTGTCTAAGTTGGGGATTAGTGGATGTTCCATATGCTCATTTTACAACGGAACAGATACAATGTCAACAGTATTAGGCAAAGGCTGCGCCGTTATTGCCAATACAGAACCATTTCGAATTAATGTATTGCAACGTACACGCCTGTCCAACTGCTGAGAATGTAATTGTTCCAGATCCGCCCCATCCAGGATTGGTTACAGTAATAACCATATCGCCGGAATCAGCGTACATAGCAAAGGTTTTAATTTGGCCGTTAACGCCTGCTGCTAGTGTAGCAGTCTCTGCTGCGGCTGTACTAAAGTAACTGGTAGTAACTGCAAGATTAGCAGCACCACTAGCAGCCAAATCTTCTGAACTATTGTTAAATGGTGCAATTTCTTTGTTGCATTCGACTACTGTAATAGTAGTGCCACCGTCTAAGGTAATGAACTGGAATAGGTAAGTGCCGGTTGCAGCAAATGTTATTACGTTAGTAGATGAATTTAAACCCTGAATGCCTTGTGCATTTACACTGACTGCAGATGGGAATGTTAAAGTATGGCTAGTACTAGCAACACTTACTTGAACATATACAATACCAGTTACGCCTGCTGCTGGAAAATTACTAAATGCTAAACTAACAGATCCGCTGGTAGTCAATGTATGAACATGCCCTAGTGCATAATTAATTGTTTGACTGCCACTAACAGAGCCTAGTGCTGTTCTCGGTAAACCAAAATCGGCAACAGTTCCGTTGTATACTAGACTTCCTAACATGTCGTTGTCTAGTGTTGTTCCTGCTAGTGCAGCCTTTAGAATTGCATTAGATTGCAAATCAGAAATTTCGTCAGCAGCATACTGGAAATTAGTTTTAGTATTGGTAAAATTATCGCGGAATCCTTGAGAATTGTTATCCTGCCCGGCTACTGGGTAGGTTCCGTCGATATTATTCGGGTTAATGTTACTAGTCATGGTTTATCCTAAAATTGTCCGCTTGGGGAATACAAGATATTTATCGTAGACTTGTGTGTTAGAATACATATCTACCGGTGCAATAAATCTTATACTTTGACCGTCAAAAGTAGTTTGGTCTCGACCTACTACTTGAATATCCCAGGTAGCACCTGTTCCTGTGCCAGTGATATTAGTACCAACTATGTTATAGTACATATCACCTACACTAAACATCGGTGCATCGCCCTGGCAAAATGCCTGTTGAATTGTTCCGTTTGTGTCAACTACTGCAACAGTTAACAGTATGTCATTTAATGTATCAGTTCCGCCAACTTGAGAGCCGTAAATTACAATCTGATCGCCTACTGCATAACCTGTACCGCCAACAAATACCAAACTAGAATCGTTAGGTTCGGGCAATTGATAATGTGCGTCAAGATCAAAGGTAGTTTCGGCAGCAGGCGGCATCCATGCACCCCCGGTACTATCAGCAATTGGGTCCCAGTTCTTGCTTAGTAATCTATCAAGTTCATAACGATCAACTTCGAAATCAACTCGGTTTAATATCTCGCCAAAAATATTCTTAGCATAATAAGCAATTTGATCGCCTTTACCTGGTTTAGCATAACATAAAACCCATGCAGGTGTAAATCCTAAAACTCGACCATTGCTTTGTTTAGAAGTCATCCACAATGGAAGTATATTGCTAACTTCACCTACAGTGTCAATAACTTGATCTCTCATGTTTATTAAACTGTTGGGGTACACAGTTGAAATCTCTGTAGAGTCTTCGGCATTAATCGGGTAAGGTAGCGTAACGTCTTTGCTAACACTTTGTCCCGAATCATTGAGTAAATTATCGTTAACCTTGCTGTAAACTACTTCGTATATAACTTCACCTAGTGCATTACGAGCCTGTGCTACTTTTATTTCACCTAGTGTAAGATTTTTCCAATAGTGGTTTTCATATAAACTGCTAACATAATCAGCATAGGTTGCTGCGGTTAAACCAAATGCATGATCGTAGACTACTTTTGTTGCTCGCCCAAAGTTTGGATCGTCTGCGCGATACAGTAAATCTGGTTGGAAAATATCAGCATTTTGTAATAGGCTTTGAATTAGTTCACGATCGTTTTCCGGTGGCATAGCCTCAATATACAAATTATCGTACGGTTCGTTATACACACGTTTTACAGTGACACTAAACACTTTAGAAACATCAACTAGACCATTAACACTAAATGCTCTTACAGTAAATGTATGAGTCATGTCAAAGGTTGTTTCGGTATCCTCTGTAGAAATTCCTAGATCATTCATGGTAACGTCAAACGTTGTAGTGCCAAGATCCAGTGCAAACGTATCAAAACTAACACGCCCTGCAATATCTCCAGATGTGAGTAATGCTAGGCCCTGTGGCAGATTTGAAGTACTACCACTTAATAATTCATACTGTAGTGGTATACCTGAAGAATTTACCGCAGCAACATACAGCGTACTAGTAGCACCATTATTAATTGTGCCTAGATCGCTGTCAACTAGCCAGGTAATGTCTGTGTCGACCGCTCCTGTAATAGTTAGACTGTAACTATATTCGCTGTAGTTTAGAGGACTTTGATCTTTACTGACCCGAACAATAAAATCATAAGTTCTTTCTGTTAGCCCAAGGTCGGGGATATATCCGTACAACCACCCTGAGTCTCGATCTAGTTCAAGACCTGGAATTCCGGCACTATCGCCAGAATCAAAAATTAATTCGTAGTCAATCTGATCACCGTCTAGGTCTAAGCCATTGAATCGATATGCAAACCAGTTATTGTTCCTAATTGTGCCTAAACTACCAGGCGTGTTGGTAATAATTGGAGGTCTTGCTGGTGTAACATCAGCAGTAACAAAAGTATTGTCGGCAGTAATATCTGTAGTGTCAGCAGTAAGACTATTTTTACTATAGACGTATATGCTATAAGTTCTTAACTGACTGTAAATTCCATCAGATATTTCAAGCACAAATTCATAATTTGAATTTACACTCTGTGTACTAAAGTCAAAACTGTACTCGTCGAAGCCTTGTCCATCGCGGCTAAAACCTGCCGTTGCATCATTGGCAGATAATGGCAAAATAAATCCCGAAATTAATCCTGTATTGTCTATTGTTAATCCTTCGGGTAAACTTCCGCCGGCTAAACTGATAGTTACTGTATCAGTAGCATCGTTATCAGTGTATTCAATTTGCAAATCGCTGACTATGGTACCGTCGTACAGTTGGGCAATTTGTCCAGCAGGTGTTACAAATTCGGGAGGATTTGGTCCGGTTACTGTAAGTGTAAAAGTTCTATCTCTGATCGAATCTAGAGTAAGATTCGAGTTGACATATTTTAGAGTATATGCTCTTACAGTAAATTTGCTAGTAACGTCAACAGAAACTTCTGTGGGAACACCCTGAATACTAGCAACGGCTTTTGGAGTTCCAATAATAACACCATTATCTGCTACCTGAATACCAGATGGCAATTGGCCTGCTTGTAAATTAAAATAAATGTGCTGTTTAAACTCCGCTGGCATAACACCGGTGGCAGTAGTTAATGTTGTGGGTACTGTTGTAAATTCTGTAGAGGTTATTGAAAACTGTGTATCGTTATAAACATCTAGCACAAAATAGCGTGTCAGTGCGCTTATACCGCCAAATACAATACCAGTGCTACCACCAAACATAACGTTTAGACCCGGGTATATGTTTGCAGTACTGTTACAGGTAATTCTATTTGTACCAGCCTCGGTTGCCGTACAAGTTACCGACGTAACCGGTGTTGTATCGGCTAACATAGTCAATTGATAAAATACCCCTTCAGGGATACTACCTAAACTACCTGCAGGAGTGACCCATTCTGGTTGTGCCATAGATTACCATGGTGTGGTGTCAAACGCCACACGTCTCCAAATTTCAGTAGAAGTATCATAATCAGCCAGACACACATAAAGATACTGATCATCAAAAGCAATCATGCCAGCAGTATCGCCCACTGTGCCAGCAGGGCTTCCGGGCGGAGTATCTTGTACTCTGCTGTAAAGTTCAGCAAAATTGTCGTTGCACTTGATAAATGAAGTGCGTATTGCATCCCCTTGTCCGTCGTTAGGGGTATTTCCTACATTGATTACTTGTAGTGCCATTGTTGAGTCCTTTGGTAAGTATTTACCAAAAACTCAAAGGGTACTATGGCTTAGTCAAAGGCGTTGATTGCAAACGTCCCAGTTAATAATACGCCAGATATTGTCTAGATAGCGTTCTTTGTCGCTTCGGTAGTCCAGTGCCCAAGCATGTTCCCACCAATCCACTAGCAAGCAAATGTCTGTGCGTACTGCATGGTTAGGGATGGTTTTAATCGCGCCGGCAGTGCTTAGATATACCCAACCTGAGCCTTGTATTTTCATAGCGGCTTCTTTGAAAGCCTCTTTAAAATCTTCGAAAGTTTTAAATTTTTCTTCAATTAGCGCAAGTACAGCACCTCTAGGGCGGTTGGCGGCTTTAGGAGCCCTAAGCTGAGGGAAAAATTGATTGTGCAGAAAACTGCCAGCGCGATTAAAATTGGCATTACCTTCTCCGGCGTTGTATCTTTTTGCATAGCCTTTGGCTAAGTGTTCGTAGTGATAATCAATGGTTTCGGCACTCATCACAGGCGCCAAATCCTTAGCCCCATAAGGCAAGAGGTTAGTTTCTAACTTAGCCGGGCGTGTACTGGCTTCTACAAGATCAATAGTGTTACGTAAGTCCATAACAATATTTATTTCCTACGTGTAATACGTCCGCGGGTCAAGTCATAAGGGCTGAATTCAATTTCTACACGATCACCAAGCAGAACTTTGATATTGTTTGTGCGCATTTTTCCTGACAGATACCCAAGCACTGTGCTATCTACATCTTTAAGTTTAACTCGAAACATTGCGGCAGGCATAATTTCTTCAATTACGCCTTCCATAATAAAACCATCTTCTTTTGCCATAGGCTTTTACTTATTCGAAATTAAGATCTACGTGGATCTTCTTCAAACGATCAAATCTAAAACTGCGCCATTCTCGTTTGTTTACGTCCCAGACGCTTAAGACTTCGTCGGATTTCTTACGCTCTTTGGCACTTTCGGAAACGTATTTGGTGCTTGGTGTCCACTGAATTTTTTCGTAGTTTAGTGTACACAACATTTCACGTTCGGCACCATCGGCTTTTAGAAAAGTAATAGTGACTTCTTGTGTTTGTAGCAAACTGCGAATCCAATCTCGAAAAATAGCACGATTTACTTCATCAGACTCTTGGTACATAGTACCGGGTGCACCTTTAAGTAGGCGAATAGTTTCTTGATGTTCCCAAGGCATTGACATTAGTTTCTCCTCATAGTTGCAATAGCCACAGCTTCTTCGTCGCTGAAAATAGGTACTGAATTACTCTTGTGCATGGTACCGATGCCCTTCATTTTTGTCCCTGTGTACACTTTAGCAGGTGCAGCCGCCGCAACAGCATCACCGGTATTAAGACTAGGAATGTGCTTAGTTGATGCTCGTCCAGCGGGCACACTCAACGAGTAGGACAGCGGTTCTGCTGCCATTGCTCGGCGGCGCTTTTTCTCCTCGGCTTCTACACCCCATTTTGCCTTGAGCGATTTCCACTCTGCATCAAGTTCACGAGCCTTACGTGCTTCGTCGGCATTACGAAACTTAGGCTTGCCTTTCTTCTTACCATTAAGGCTAAGGCTAGGGTGGTGCAAGTGCATGCTCATTGATAACAACCTTTAAACATTGTGTAATAGTGTTATTATAGCAAAATGGGAATTATTGGTCAAGTGTGCTATTTCTAGCACACTTGTGTGCCTTACTTGGTCATTAATGCGGTGAAGTTACTTGGCACAACAATGGTCTGCACTTTACCATTCTTGATACCTTCACTGATGTTCAACATTGCTTGAGCCTGCATGTATGCAATTGACGAACCGGATTGGTTAGCCAGAGCAGCCATTCGGCGTGCTTCTGCTTCGGCGGTCTTCACTTCGACTTCTTTCTGCTTCAGTTCGTTCTTGGAGCGAACCAGAGCATTGGCGCTTTCAACCACACTTGCGGCAGGAACCACGTTACGAACCATTACCTGACTGATAGTAATAGTACCATCTAACTTTTCTTCAGCAAGGTTTGCCTGGATAGCAGCCTTGATGTCGTTTTCCATGTTGTCACGGTTATCAGCCATATCCAATGCTTCGTATTTGCGAGCTGACTTGTAGATAGCGTTACGTGCATTCTGGACAATATAGTTGTACATCAAGTAAACATCGCCGGACTTATCGGTAACGTGGAATGCTCGATTCTTGGTAGCATACAGTTCGGATACTTGAGCGGGATTAATGTTATACACAATCACAGCATCAAGATCCGCCATAGTGGAGTTATCCTTGGCAACAGGAGTCATATTCTCCAGAGTGACGTTAACGTCTTTGACAGGGAAAGTCATCACATCGCCAATCAGCACCTGATTAAAAGAACCAGGCATTAGTTCTCCAGGTTGCACTTGTTTATCAAAGCCAACACGAACACCAACCTCACCGGTTTCAATACGAGTACATGCAGCCATAGAAGCAACTGCGCCAGCGATAAGAGATAGTTTAACAAAACGATTCATTTTCAATTTTCCTTGAGTTACATTAAAAAAAGATTACCAGTAGCGCCATCACTACAGTTGTTATTATAGCAAGAAACAGACTATATGTCAAAGTCTTAACAGTGGTCCACCGTTGTTTTTCAGTGGCACTACGCCATTGCTGGATTCCAACATGGAACACAAGCATCAAAAGCAAGAAACCCAAAATTACTCGAATCATCCTAATCTCTCGTTGTAGTTAATGGCAACGACTATGAGCATGATCACAATAAACTGCCATGGTTTTTCCATGATACTGACGCCGCTGGCTGCTAGTGCAATGCCTAATGCACAATATAAAATTAAGTTAATCATACCACTCTCCCAATACCGTACCAAATTAGATCATCTAGTTCCCTTTGA